AAAGACTTTCTGCTCTTCAATGGTACGACCTGACTTACGAGCGTGTATCTTAAGCCATACCTGCTCAGTACGTTCTGATGGTGGTGTACCATTGCTTGATCCTAGTGTCTTAGGATTGAAAGCCTCGTCAAGCTTAGCTGAGTATGCCTCGCTACCCATCCACTGCTCACCATAGGTAGCTTCGAACAAGTCACGAAAGATAAGATACTCAGCCTCGCTATTATCGATAGCTGCCTCAGCACAGTCGTAAGCATCAAGTAATCTCTCGCTACTGTTCTTTGCTAGACTGTTCTCGATAGTTGCAAGTCTTTCATGTGACTTTGCAAGCTGTTGTTGTGCTGTTCTACAATAAGCACCATACCTCATTAGTATTGATAGTCTCCACTTAGGATTGTCTTGACCTGAGTCTGTGCTATCATCTACAAACTGTGATGTGTATTGCTTAGAGTATTCCATCCTTTCTTGTTCAGCCATGTTGAAGTTCTCAATCCATGAGTCTGTTATTGTTGTGAATACGTCTTGTGTCTTGATTTTTGATTTTGACATTATGTTCTCCTATGTTTGATTATGTCATATGATTGTGGGCAACATGCCCGGTAGTATGGGTAGCCTTTCGACTACCCAATTAGTTTAGATGTTGTCAACAACTGTGATGATGATGACTGCACCGATGAATGAAACAGTAAGTACGAATGCGATGATCGCAATTTCCTGCTTGATTGTATAGTATGGTTTGTTTTTATGCATTGATATCCTCCAATGTTTTATGCATTTCTATTGTAAGTAGTGGTATAAATACCATGAACGCTAGACCCATGAGATACTCTCCCATAACTACGCTAACTACTAAGCATGCCATGGATATTGTGATGCCCATGACAAGAACTAAAATAAATAAGTATTTCATATTTCGCTTCCTCCGTTTGTGTCTAAGTATAAATCCCAATGTGCTATATCAAGTGCCTGCTTGTGGCATTTGGTTATGTTGACTGTTAGATTGTATAACTTCCAAGTCTTGATGTAGTGATCATGTTTCTTGGCAATCTTTAGTAAGTTACTGTACAGTTTTATATCTTTGTCTGTAGCTTTGATGTTTACTATCTTTGTCATAATTATCTCCTTATGTTAAATCCCAAACACTCACAGGGATGTTTTGCTTTATGATACGGTCTCAACGTTGCTCTCGGAATTAGTCAACATCTTACATTTCTGACGAAGAGAAAATTCAATAATAACTAATAGTATTTTCTTTAGGAAAAATGTCTGCCCAATAAATGTCCTTACATTTATTTGGATAAGGTGTTTACTTGTTCGGCCTGTTAGTAAGTCTTATAACAAATAGCCAACACAGGTCTGTGTATAGCTTCGGTCTGCTATTTGTTGTTAGAGTTAGTTGCAGGTGAGAGTGACGTAAGACCCGTAGGATAATAAAGAAAAACAATCCCTGTGTGTGTTCTCACAGATATGTGAGGAGCAGGCGAGTATGTGCCTGCTCTGAACGAAACAGGATAAGCAAAAGTTGTTGCTTGTTTTGTAATCTTTTGCGTCAAAAGATGATTGTCCGAAGCCACCTACAGAATAGATATAGATAGCGTAGAACTGCATTAACGTCCCTTTTCTGTGTTCTGTTGACGAAAGCTAGGGTAACGTAACGATAGCATGACTAAGAGTCATGTGGTAGTGGATGTTACTCTAGCCTAAAGAAAAGGAAACGGCCTGCAGGACAATAATTGGATACTGAACGAACCACCTGTGTTAATAAGCTATACAATGTAAGTAGTGTCATGTTATCCATATTAATCTCCAATTAGCCATCAAAGATACATAGCCATCGTTCTGTTGTCAAAATGCTATATTTACCACATGCGAAGCATGGCGTGTAAATAAGCAATTTATCTCTTTTGACAATACGGTTGTGGCTATGTATTACCACGTTTGTGCATTGACAGAGGGTACGTAGGGATGTGACAAAAGGGGGGATTACAGGGGGGTTATCTCTAGCGTAGAGAAGTTTTGATGTTACTTTTTTAAAAGTAACTGGTTTGCTACTTGTCCAACAAGTAGGTCTGAAAGACATTTATCTATGTGATATAGGAGGGATACATATGATTGAGCAACGTAAGTTAACCAAGAGACAAACAGCATTAGTTGATACCATCGTAGCAAGTGGATGTACTGTGAAAGAAGCGTCGGTGCAGGCAGGATATGCAGATGGTGAATCAGGAAGAGTGACAGCCAGTAAGACTTTGAGACTGCCACATGTACAACAGTATATGATGCAACGTATAAGTGAGAGTATAGGATTGAGTGCTACGACGGCATCGAATAGGATACTGACCCTAGCTAAAGGTGCGAAGAGTGAGTACGTTCAGCTTGAGGCGAGCAAGGACATACTAGATAGGGCAGGGTTCAAAGCTCCAGACAAGCACATGCATCTACATGCAGGGGAAATAAAAGTGCAGATAGATTTGACCTAGGGGGGTGGGGGTAAAAAGTGCGAGGGGCGACTCGACAACATCTCTACAACAAACATTATTTGCTCAAAAGGTTCGTTTGTGCATTGAGCCATCAAACAACATAAGTGATAACTAAACTATGGCAACACCGGCATGGACAAGAAAAGCAGGCAAGAATCCCAAGGGTGGATTAAACGCAAAGGGTCGTGCGTCTTATAAGAAAGGCACATTGAAAGCACCTGTTAAGAGTGGAGACAATCCAAGGCGTGCATCTTTCTTGGCGAGGATGGCAGGCAACAAAGGTCCTGATAGAGATTCCAAAGGTAAACCTACAAGGAAGTTATTATCCCTCAGAGCATGGGGTGCATCGAGTTCGGCTGATGCAAGAGCAAAGGCTAGGGCAATATCTAAACGTAACAAATCAAAGAAGAGGAAAGCATAATGCCAATGGGTAAAGGTACATATGGTTCTACTAAAGGTAGACCACCAAAGAAGAAGAGTTTATTAACTGGTAAGCAGAAGACATTGCCTGCTGCTTTACAGAAAAAGATTATGAAGAAGAAGAAGTAATGGCTGTTAATGCTGCAGGTAATTACACTAAGCCTACTATGAGGAAAGCTATCTTTCGCAGGATCAAGGCAGGTGGCAAGGGTGGTAAACCCGGGCAATGGTCTGCACGAAAAGCACAGATGCTTGCCAAACAATATAAATCAAAGGGTGGGGGTTATACTTCCTGATGGACTGGATAACAGCAGACCTAGTTACAGTCTTACATGAGATGTCTTGGTTTGATGGAATCAGTTATATTTTTTTAGGTTTAGGTGTTTATGCAACTGTTAAATGGATTAATAACAAATGGCGTTAAAGAAAACACAGAGGTCACTGCGTGCTTGGACTAAACAAAAATGGCGAACCAAAAGTGGTAAACCTAGTACACAAGGGAGTAAAGCAACAGGCGAACGTTATCTACCTGAGAAAGCAATTAAAGCTTTATCGGACTCTGAATACAAAGCCACTACGGCTGCTAAACGCAGAGCAGTTAGAAGAAATAAACAAGTATCTAAACAGCCCAAAAAGATTGCAAGCAAAACGAGAAGCTTTCGCTCTTACACATAGGATGAAGAATGATTAATATTTACTTTGAAAGTTTTAAATTTTTTAATAAGATAAGCAATTACTTTTATAATAAGTATTGCCGTAGTCTAAAGAACAAGCAGGTTAATGATATAACACGAGTTGTTAAATGAGACTTCATAAGATTAACAAAGAAGACAGAGACATACTTCGTATTGTAGTTAAGCAAGTACACTTTAAACATTATCCCGAACAGTTCTGTACTGATTATGAAGCAGACAAAATGATTGCAGCAATAGCACCTGATGTTATTGAAAGACTAACCAAAGTCGGCAAGGATATGAGAGTTGACCAACTTTAAATACAAACCTGATGGAGAAGTATGTAAGTCTTTTTTAAAGGATGAAACTTTCTTCAGAGGATTAAGAGGGCCAGTTGGCTCAGGTAAATCAGTGGCTTGTTGTGTGGAAGTATTCAGACGAGCCTTAATGCAGGAGAAATCACCAGATGGCAAACGCAAAAGTAGGTGGGCGATTATCAGAAACACCAATCCTCAGCTTCGTACTACCACGATTAAAACTTGGTTGGACTGGTTTCCGGAAGACGATTGGGGTAGGTTCTCTTGGTCAGTTCCATATACGCACAAAATATCCAAGAGTGATCTGGAGTTGGAGGTTATATTCCTTGCACTCGACAGACCTGAAGACGTTAAGAAACTCCTCTCGTTAGAACTAACTGGCATATGGATTAACGAGGCTAGGGAAATACCTAAGTCAATTATTGATGCATGTACTATGCGTGTTGGTAGATACCCGTCTATGAGAGATGGAGGTCCAAGTTGGACTGGAGTTATTGCAGATACAAACGCACCCGAAGAAGATCATTGGTGGCCAATTATGGCAGGCGAAGTTCCTATACCTGATCATATAAGTTCTGAAGAATCTAGGATGCTTGTAAAGCCTGACAACTGGAAGTTCTATACTCAACCCTCAGCTATGTTAGAAGATAAAGATGAAGAGGGATTGATAGTAAAGTATAATCCTAATCCTGTGGCTGAAAACAAAAAGCATATGATGACAAGTTATTATTCTAACTTGATACAAGGTAAGACAAAGAGTTGGATAGATGTATATGTTATGAACAGACTAGGTCATATCCAAGATGGTAAGCCTGTGTATAATATGTTTAGAACAGATGTCCATGTTGCAAACGAAGAGATACCAGTCGCAGATGGTATGCCTTTATTTATTGGATTAGATTTTGGCTTAACCCCTGCTGCAGTCTTTGGACAAAAGGTAAGGGGTCGTTGGCTTTTACTTCAAGAGATTGTAGCCTTTGATATGGGTATAGTTAGATTCGCTGAGTTACTTAGACAAGAGATAGCAATGCGTTACGCTAACTGTGAAGTTAATATATTTGGTGATCCTGCAGGTGACTTTAGAGCACAGACTGATGAGAGTACACCATTCCAAATACTTAGAGGTGCAGGTCTGAAAGCAAGACCTACTCATAGTAATGACGTATCTCTTAGACTTGAATCTGTATCTGGGCCATTGCAACGTATGGTTGATGGGCAGTCAGGTGTACTTATAGATTACAGGTGCAAAGAATTAATCAAAGGGTTTGAGGGTGGCTATCACTATAGACGTATGCAAGTATCAGGTGAACGCTATGAAGACAAACCTGCTAAGGATAGATTCTCACATATACATGACGCACTACAATATTTAATGCTAGGCTCAGGTGAGGGCAGACAAGTGATGGGTCAGTTCAAAACTGTAAGTGCATTCAATGCACGCAAGGACTTTGATGTATTTACTAGACAACCTAAGCAACAAAGACGACAAGGACTATGGTCAAGAATGTAACGTTTGTGCGTTGCGTTATATTAATGTTATAGTTATGGCTAAAAGAAAAGGAGTTATATATGTGTATTGGAAGGAGTCCTAGACCACCTGCACCTGATCCCGAGGTAGAAAAGGAACGTGAGTCTGAGAAAGCTAAAGAGCAAGTAAAGACTAAAGAAATGAAGCAGGAAGCATTAGAAGAAACTGTCTCAAGAAAACGTAAGGGTACTGGTAGACGATCATTACTTACTGGCTCAGGTGGTGGTGTTGGTTTTTATAATAGGTACGATAGTTAATGATTGATTTAGCTCAAAGCTATATGGCCAAATACGAAAAGGCCAAAACAATCAGACGTGAGTTTGAAGAACTCTACGATGAAATTTTTGAGTACTGCCTCCCACAAAGACAAGGATTTAAGAACTACACTCCCGGTCAAAGACGTGATGATCGAATCTTTGATGAGACAGCAGTCGTTGGTGTGCAAGAGTTTGCATCAAGACTACAGTCAGGATTAGTTCCCAACTTTGCTAGATGGGCAGACTTTGTTGCAGGCAGTGAAGTGCCGGAAGAAGAAGCTGATGATATTAATAACAAGTTAGATAAAGTAACTGAGTATATCTTTGAGGTATTACAGACATCTAACTTTGCACAAGAGATTCATGAATGTTTTATAGACCTTGCTTTAGGTACGGCAGTACTTGCTGTTACTGAGGGTGACGCTATTAATCCTATACGTTTTCATTCTATTCCATTACCACATGTTGTATTAGATGTTGGTCCTGATGGTAGGATAGATCATGTATATAGAGAAAGAGAATTAAAGTTTGAAGACTTACCTGTAGCATATCCACGTGGTACATTTTCAACTAAGACATTAGAAAAGATACAGAAGTATCCTGATAGTAAATGCAAAATACTTGAAGTATCCTGTAAGCTATACGATAAACCAAACGAAGAACGATATAGTTATATGGTTATTGAGTGTGGTGATAAGCAACTAATACTACAGGAAGAATACTCAGGCGTAGGTTCTAATCCTTTTATTGCATTCCGTTGGAGCAAAGCAAGTGGTGAAGTATATGGTAGAGGTCCTGCAGTCAATGCGTTAAGTGCTATCAAGTCTGCTAATCTTACAATAGAATTAGTTCTTGAGAATGCACAGATGGCTATATCAGGCATCTATCAGATGGATGATGATGGAGTTATTAACGTAGATACAATTAACTTAGTGCCGGGAACTGTAATACCTAAAGCACCTAACTCCCAAGGACTACAGCCAATAAGAGCAGCAGGTAACTTTGATGTTGCTAATCTAGTTCTTAATGATATGCGTAACAATATTAAACGAGCATTGTATAATGACATGCTTGGTGATCCGAACAAAACACCTGCATCAGCTACTGAGGTAGCAGAACGTATGGCTGATTTATCTAGGAAGATTGGTTCTGCATTTGGCAGACTACAAGCAGAGATGGTTCAGCCTGTTCTTCAACGTGTGGTTTATCTTTTATCAAAGCAAGGCAGGATAGAAATTCCAACTGTAAATGGTAGAGAAGTAAAGATAAAAAGTGTTTCCCCACTGGCACAGGCACAATCTAATCAAGACATTGTTTCCCTAGATAGGTTTCTTGAAATGGTCGCAGGCCGTTTTGGTCCAGAGGTAGTTAATCTCCTTGTATCCTCCGAAGAGACTGCTATCTATCTAGCCAAGAAATTTGGTGTGCCAGACCATTTGATTCGTGATGTAGGTGAGCGTCAGCAGATGGTACAGATGGCACAACAGATGCAACAACAAACAGGAATAGACCCGAATGCAAACCCAAACATCCAAGCACTTGGGGGTTGATGGATACCCTCGTTCAAAAGAACAAGACGAAAAGATTTCTCAAGATTTAGCCAGTACCTTTAATTCCCCCAGTGGTCTGGCTACTTTACAATATCTGAAGTCCATAACCATAGAAGCAATAACTGGAGCAAACATATCTGCTGAAGAGTTAAGGCATCTTGAGGGACAAAGATACTTAGTGGCATTAATTGCTAAACGTGTTCAACATGCAGAGAGGATAAATCATGGAAGAAACATTACTACAAACACAAAGTGAAGCACCTGCTGAAGCAACAGCAGAAACACCTGCAGTAGAAACTGCACCTACAGAAGTTGCTAGACCTGAATGGTTACCTGAAAAGTTTAGTGACCCTGCTGATATGGCAAAAGCATATGGCGAACTAGAGGGCAAGCTAGGTAAAGGTGAAGAAGAGTTACGCACTAAGCTTATGGAAGAAATGGAAACAGAAGCTTTTGCAGAACGACCTGCGTCAGTAGGTGAGTATGTATTACCAGAATCTATAGATGAATCTGAGGCTGTAGACAATGACTTACTTAACTGGTGGTCTAACTATTCATGGGAGAATGGATTAAGCCAAGATGAATTTGCAGAGGGTATTGAAAAGTACGCTAATGCAATAGGTGGACAACAGGTTGATCTTGAATCTGTATCAAAAGAATTAGGAGATAATGCAACAGCTAGAGTAGAAGCCGTTCAGTTATGGATGAATAAGTTCTTTCCTGATCCTGCTATGCAAGAAGCAGTAGCTACATTAGGTTCAAGTTCTGCAGGTATCAAAGCATTGGAACATGTTATCGAACAAACAAAAGGAAGCACTGTATCTCCTACTGGTGTGCCTGCAGGTCAAGTAAGTCAAGCTGATGTTGAAGCTAAGATGAAAGACCCAAGATACTGGCAACAGGGTAGACGTGATGAAGCATTTGTTAGGGAGGTAAATAGTGACTGGCAGAGACTTCACGGGGGTAGGTAAGTATGGCGATGCCTTTATTGTAAAGTCAAGACCAAGTCATGCTGAAAGACTACAAAGTAATTTAAGATCGACAGATGTAAGAGAGTGTGTGATTGCAGGCGTGAATCCTTGGCGTGCATTAATGCAACCATTTCAAGAGGATACGGCTGAAACTTATACTGCTTTGTTAAACGACGAACCTGTTATGATGTTTGGTGTAGTTAAACAACATGATCTTGTTGGTAGGATATGGATGCTTTGTAGTAATGAAGTAGAAAAATATCCAAAAACATTTATGAAATTTTCTCCATCTATAGTTGAGTATTTTCAAAGTCAGTATTATATATTAGAAAACGTATGTCCTGTAGAACATTACAAGACTCTTTCATGGCTTGGCTACCTTGGGTTTGACATACTTCCTGATATAATAATGCAAAATGGTTTTAAGGTAGTTAGATTTGTGCGTTGTCAGAATAATTATTATATGCCATCCATTGATGATACACGGCCTGTAATAAGCTGATGGCCCTAACGGATAACCAGTTGAAGCAAAGAGCAGATAACCGAGAGCAACTTAAACAACAATCTGCTATATGCAGGGAAAGGACTACATAATGGCTAATACAATAGACACAGCCTTTATTAAGCAGTTCGAGTCCGAGGTACATTTAGCTTATCAAAGAATGGGTTCTAAGTTAATGAACACTGTTCGTAATGTAAGCAATGTTGCAGGAAGCGTTGTACGCTTTCAAAAAATCGGTACTGGAACAGCTTCAACTAAATCAAGAAATGGTATGGTAACTCCTATGGAACTAACACATACTACAGTAGAAGCAACGTTAGCAGACTACTATGCTGCAGAATACATTGACAAGTTAGACGAACTCAAGACAAACATTGATGAGCGTCAAGCTATTGCAACTTCTGCTGCTGCTGCATTAGGTCGTAAGACAGACGAGATTCTTGTCACAGCGATGGATGCAGGTGCTAACTCAACTCAATTACATGATACAAGTAGTGCTGTTGAAAAAGCAGACTTGTTATCTGCATTTGAAACATTTGGTACAGCAAACATTCCAGAAGATGGACAGCGTTATATTGCTATGCATCCTAAAGGTTTTGCTGATCTTTTCTTAATTGAAGAGTTTGCATCATCAGATTACGTAGGTGATCAGAACTTACCATACGCAGGTGGAATGACCATGAAGAACTTTCTAGGTTTTAACATCATGTCTACTTCTGCTATTGCAGCAGGAAAGAACTTAGCGTATCACACAAGTTCTGTAGGTTTAGGTATTGGTGCTAATGTAACTACTGAGTTAAATTACGTACCAGAGAAAGTTTCTCACCTTGCAACTTCAATGATGTCCATGGGTGCTAGTGTCATAGATGACAATGGTATTTATGAACTTCTTGATAACAACGGATAGGAGGGTTTATCATGGCTTATGGAGCTTCTGGACTAACAAGAATGGCAGGTGGTGGTGGCTACAATATGTGGTACTACTCAAGTGTAGACGCATTATCAGTAGTGCGTGCATCAGGCTATTTCAATGATGCAGCAGGCATGATGAATGTCGGTGACTTAGTTATTGTTTATGATAACAACGCACCAACAATCGCTATGTCAGTTGTGTTATCAAACACTGGTTCGGTTGTTGATATTGCAGATGGTACTGCAATAACAGTAACAGATAGTGACTAAAATAAATGGCATCAACGGCATCTGATTCAGCGTTGGACATTGCATCGAGAGCCTTAGTGCTCATTGGTGCAGAGCCAATTACTTCTTTTGAAAGCAGTTCAACTGAAGCATTGGTTGCGTCTAACATGTATGAAGATGTCGTTAGGTCATCTTTGTGTGTAGCAAGATGGAGGTTTGCGACAGAGCAAGCAGTGTTAAATCAACTGACAGACACCCCAACTGGTAGATTTGATATAGCACATCAACTCCCAAGCAATCTTCTTATGCTTCATGCAGTTACAATTAACGACAACAAAATTATATACACAGTATATGGCGACAAAATATTTTCAGACTCTACAACAAACGACACGTTAATAGCCGACTATACTTATAGAGCATCTGAGACAGACTTCCCATCTTACTTTTCCTTAGCTGTTCAATATTCATTGGCATCTGTATTTGCTACATCAATAGCTAGAGATGATAAGCTTATGGAGATGATGGAAGTAAAGGCAGAAAGGTTAATGGCTAAAGCAAGAAACCTTGACAGTCAGCAACAAACATCAAGAGGATTGACAACCACGAGGTTCAGAACAAATAGGTTGAGTTAATGGCAAGGATAAGAGTACCTCAAAATAGTTTTCAGTTTGGTGAAATAAGTCCGTCATTAACCTCAAGAACCGATACGGCTGTCTATAAGAATGCAGCAGAGAAAGTTCGTAACTTCTTTATACGTGGTGAGGGTGGCGTTTCCAAAAGACCGGGAACTAAACGTTGGCATAACTTTGCATCTGCTCCTGCTTATTCATCTGATCTAAGACAGACAGTAAGAATAGAACCATTTATATTTTCAGACGATGAACAATATGTAATTGCATTTAGTAATACACGCATAGAAGTATTTCAAATCAATCCGTCTAATGGCAACATCAGTTCTATACAGGCCATTACATCACAGACTTGGTTAGTTAATACAACATCTGCACCTTATCTTGAAGAGTATACCTTTGCTCAACAGGGTGACATTATGTTTATTGCTCATCAGACTGTTGCACCAAGAAAGCTTATACGTACAGGATTAACTACATTTACTGTAGAAACATATGCTTTTGAAGAGTCAGTAAATAGTGAGCATGTGTTTCAACCATACTATTCATTCCAAGACTTAGGTGTTACGTTATCATCTAGTGCAACTAGTGGTACGGGTGTAACTCTTACATCATCAGCAAATTACTTTACATCAGATCATGTTGGAGTTTACTTAAAGATAGGTGAAGCTGAAGTTAAGATTACTGGATTTACAAATGCGACAACAGTTACAGCAACTATTTATGGAACACTAAGACAGCAGTTAGACAACGACGCATTAAAAGTTTCTGAGGGTAGTGCGACTGTTCAAGTAACTCATGCACTACATGGTTTAGCAGTTGGTGCATCTATTGTTATAGATAGAGCAGGAACAATAGGTGGTTTAGCTATTAGTAAACTTAATGGCACTAGAAGTATTACGGCTGTTATTGATGAGAATACTTATGAGTTTACAGCAGGATCAAGTTCTACATCTAATGCTTCGGCTGATGGAGGTGGTGCTCCGAGGGTAGCAACAGGTGCAGCGACTACAGAATGGCAAGAGCAAAGCTACTCAGCAGTACGTGGATTTCCTGCAGCAGTTACCTTTCATCAAAACAGATTATGGTTTGGTGGTACACTAGCACAACCTGATGGTATATGGGGTTCTAAGTCTGGGCAGTATTATAACTTTGATGTAGGTGATGGTGAGGATAACGATGCACTTGATCTTACTGCAAACGTTGGTGAGATATTTACTATTAGACATTTAGTATCTAACAGAGACTTACAGGTCTTTACTACAGGTGCAGAGTTATTTGTTCAAGCACCAACAGATAAACCAGTTACTGCATCTAATGCACAGATACGCAGACAGACTCCTTATGGCAGTTCATTTGTAAAGCCTACAGTATTTGATGGTGCTACTTTGTTTATACAGAAAACTGGTAGTGCATTAAGAGAATTTCTATTTGCTGATTCAGAAGCATCGTATACATCTGTAGCTGTATCAGGATTAGCACCACATTTAATAGTTGACCCAGTACAACAAACATCAATCAAGGGTGCGTTAAATAGAAGTGAGTCATATGCATTCTTACTTAACAGTGATGGTACGTTAGCTGTATTTTATTCTATACGTGGAGAACAAAAACAAGGTTGGTCCTTATGGGATACAACAGGTAAGTGGCATTCAATATGTTCTATACATGAAAGATTGTTTGTTGTTTGTTCAAGAAATGATGGCTCAGGTACAACCAAGCTATTCTTAGAAGAGTTTCAAGTAGCTATGCCTATGGATTTCTGTGATGAATTTAGTGCATCAAGTAGTGTGTTTGGTAGTTTAACTTCACACTTTTCTAATGGTGCAGTTGTTAAAGCAATTAGTGGTAATGATTATCTTGGAGAGTTTACAATCTCTGGAGCACAGATAGATGCATCATTAGCTAAATCAGGTGTGTCCACTGGCTTTATAGGTTACGCATTCGTTCCTCTCATCACGACCTTGCCAGTGGATGCAGGTATTATTGGTGGGCCTCTTACTGGAGAACCAAGAAGAATTAGTCGTGTTGTTTTAGATTTACATTCTACTTTAGCTGTATCAGTCAATGATAAAGACTTAGTGTTTAGAAATGTTACTGATGATATGTCAGCAGATAGAGTAGCAGTTACAGGTAAGGAAGAGTTTAGGGTGCTAGGATACAGTCGTGACCCACGAGTTAATGTATCACAGAGTTATCCTTTTAGTTTAGACTTAAATGGTATGGTAGTGGAGGTAGCGTTCGGATGAGTTATTGGATGGTTGCAGGTGCAGTTCTAAGTGCCTATGGTTCAATGCAAGCAGGAAAGGCTAGACGTGCTGAAGCAAGAGCACAGCAAGCACAGCTAGAAGAACAGAAGAAAGATGCTAAGGTTACAGCAATGCAAGAGCATAATATACGCATGAGTAATCTTAATACGATGCTAGGTATAAACGAATCTATAGCCGGAGTCATGGGTAGAGATGTTGGTAGCGATAGATCATTAAAAGCCATAAGAGAAAGAACCATACGAGAAGCTAGAACCACTGAAGATAGAGCAAGACTTCAACTTGTTAGCCAACAAAGTCAGCGTTCTATGGGTATACAGATTGCAGGCATGAGAGGTCGCAATGCTATGAGAGCAGCAAGATTCCAAGCTATGGGAAGCTTATTGAAAGCAGGCAATCAATACTCACAAATAAGTAGTGGTGCAAATACATCTAACACTGGGATATTTTCATAATGGCAGAATTTCTTAAAGCTAAAACATCTACATTTGTTAACAAACCTATGGGTGTAATAGATACTAGAACAGGTGGGGCAGATGTTGGTAACGCATTAGCTAATCTAGGCAATCAAATATCACAGATGGCATTTGAAGAAGCTGTTGTAGATCAAGAGCAAGCAGGTAAGGATTATGTTGCATCATTACAAACAAGAAATGATAAAGGTGAATTACAGTATGTAGAGTTACCAAAGAGTTTGAGTAAAGTTGCAACAAGAGCAGCAACACCACAGCTACGTAAAAGGTATGCAAACGAATTACAGCTTGATACAAGTAGAAAGCTAACTCAGTTACACACAGAAAACAAAGATAATCCTGTAGAGTTTGACAGGAAGGCTAATCTTTATATTACAGAAACAATTAATACTCTTAAAGAAAATGGCTATGGTGAAGTAACTGGGCAGTTTGCAACAGATGCTTCGGGTCTTATGGTACAGCATTCTAACAAACTAAAGATGGATGCATATAAGAAACAAGAAGAAGTTGCTAATGAAAAATCAAGAGTTATTATTAGCGACAATATTACTTCTGCTTATTCACTTAGAGTAGCCGGTAAATCTGAAGATGCTGATAAATTAGACACAGCAACTATAGCTATGCTTGACGAACTAATTGAGAACGATGCAGTTAATGCACCTGCTTATCGTGAGCGTAAATCAGAAATAAAAACAAATCGTAGACAGGCTATTATGGAAGTCGAGTTTAATAAATTCAATGGTAATGCAGCACAGATGGCTGCATATAATCGAAGTCTTACATTAGGAAAGATACAAGGCTCTGATATAAAGCTATTGCCAAATTTAAATGACGCACACTTTCAAGAGCAACGTAAAGAGTTGAACCCTACTGAGATTAGAAAGCTTACAGCTTGGGCGTCTACAACCAAGGGTAAGTTTGCAGATGGATACAAAGCTTCTGCTAAGGTAATTGGTTTTAAAAATGCACAGTTTAATTGGACAAATGGAAGAGCAAACACAGGCAGTAAATCAGAGAGCGATAACATTGATGGTGCTATAGGTATGTCTCTAGGCATTGGAAGAAAAGTTAATTCAATAGATATGTTAAGTTTATCACCAGAGAGACTTACAAACGTAAATACAAATCAAAAGATTAACGCTACAGTTGCTTCTTCATTTAAGAATATAGTTAATAATCCTGCTGTAGTAGCTACGCATATAGCTAATTTAGAAGAACAAGACAACAATGAAGCTGCTGAAAGAGCAGCTAACAATTATGTAAACATTGCATCGGTTGTTTCTGGTAAACTTGGTATACAAAAAGAAAAAACTGCTAAGGCGATTCAAGTAAAACAATTAATGAGAGATGGTAAGATGAGTGCCGTTAACGCTTTTAAAGCAGTTCATGTTCCACCAGAAGATGCTAAAGCGATAGCTATGGATGTAAGGGATAAGGTCATAGCTAATGATTCTAGTATTACCGAGGACAATTATAAACAATCAGCTTACATAAAGAATCAAGTTAAAAAGATTGGCCTTGAATATGAACTAGATACTAAAGAAACTAATACATTAAATATTATTTATCTTAATGCATTAAGGGCTAAAGGTGCTACACCAGAAAGTGCTAAAGAAGTTGTAGAAGAATTTATAGAAGAAGTTTACAAAGAAGATGAAACAAGTTTTAATCCATTTGAAAGAACTACTGGCACAAGAGATACAGGTTCTGTTTCTGCATATTACAACGATGATGAAAGAGAAAAGGTTATATCTATTTGGCAAACAACAGTTGATCAAGACATAAATCAATATACAGATGAGGACAGATTAGTAATTGGTGACAATGTATTTCTTATGGCAGACCAAGGTAATGGTAGTACTGGCTATGGTAGATGGACATTAGTTAACGCTGATGGACTGCCAATCAAAGATGACTTTGGTGTAATAACATTTGATACTGACCAAATAACACAACAGCTACAAGAAGAAATAGAAAATGAAAGAAAAGAAAATGAAGCTGAAGCAACCCTAAGTAAAGGTTGGTGGCAAGATATAGGTTCTGATTTTATAGGTTGGTACACTGGACAAAAAGGATCAGGTCTCATTAGAATGAAAGATGGGCCACAAAGTTTGATACCCGGCCAAGACATGACAACTGATTTAGAAATAGCTAACAGAGAACAGACAAGCGTAGATGTAGTAGAAAGTGTTGTTCCTAAATCCGATCTTGTTACAGCGACACAGAACGTAGCGTCTGATGTAAGTGGTTTTGTTTCTGATACAGGAGAAAAGTTTGTAAGAAATCTTGAGATTGTATCTGAGAAAAGCGTAGAGTTACAAAATAAAATATATGATTTATTTAAAAAAGAAGGCTCAGAAGTACTAAGAAGTTCTCCTGAGTTTATACAACTTACATCATTGTTAGGGCCTGACCCTATTGATACTATTGTCAATTCTGTTAAGGCAATGAGACCTATTGATGCTCATGTAACAGCAGTTGAACAGTTAATTGAAGATGAGGGATTTAGCTCTATACAGTACCCTGATGGTGCAGGTAACTCGGTTGGTTATGGTTTTGCAATTACAAGCCTAGAACCTGATGAGCGTGCACTGTTACCTGACATTAATAAGGTAACTAAGCCACAAGCTAAAGCAGTCTTAAATCTAAAAGTTAAAAAGATAACTGACAAGTATCGTCGTGACGTACCCGATTGGGATACATTATCTGCGAAAAGGCAAGCTGCTTTAATTAACTTTGCATTTCAATTAGGTTACGAAAATGTAACTGCACAAGGTCCTGACCCTACAAGACAATGGCCAATGTTTTTTGATTTACTTAAGAGAGCAACTAAAGAACCATCAGGTTCTGATTCAAGGAATGAAATGTTTGCTAGAGTAAGAAACAATATGGTTTACAACTATTCTCCACAAGGAAGAACGTATACTACTTGGTTTAATCAAACACCTGATAGAGCAAAGTTAGTAGCACAAAAAGTTAGAGGGTATTAATGTCTGAAATATTTTACAGAGATTCTGAATACACAAGCTTCGCACCAAGAAAAAATCCTATAGCAAGACCTGTATTTACTGAGTATCAAAAACATTTAGATGCACCCGACCCATCATTTGGAGAAACATTTTCAGCACATCTTGGCTATCAATGGATGCCTGTTACTAATTTTATACAGGAGCAAATTACATTTACAGATCAAGAGAAAGACCCAGACTTTAGATGGCAAGACCAAGATGAGACAGATAGCTACTATCAATTTATGAATGAGTTATCTAGGGCAAAGAACAGAGAGCATTATGACTTTATTATGTCAGGCATTGATCAGGGTATTAAGCGTAGAGAGACAATGGATAGAGGTGGTTTGTTTCCTGCATTGGTTGCAGGAATAGCAGACCCACTTAACATAGCATTTGCTATGCCAGTATTTAATATGGGAGTTAAGGCTGCTTGGGCAACAGGCTCTGTGTTTGGCGTAGCTAAAGAAAGTGCTAAGGTTGGGTTTGGATTTGGCATAGCGTCTGAATCTATACGTGCTCCTTTCGATCCTATGAATACACCACATGAAGTTGCAATGAACATTGGAGCATCAACTGTAATGACTTCATTACTTGGTGGTGGCATGAAAGGTATAGCTAACACATACTCTGGTATGAAGTTGAAGAAGCTTAACAAAGAGATGGCTGATCTAAAAGAGAAAGGTGAGTTCGTTGGGCCTGAGCCTTTTACTCCTGCAACTCCTGAAGTAAAGCCTGTTACTCCTGAAACAAAGTCAAATGAAATTATAGTTTACGATGGTAAAGGTCAACCAATTAAAGGGGAAATAATACAAGTATCTAAATTAGACCCAAACGTTATTAGAGTAAGATTACCAGATGGAACTGAAGAAGTTACAGGTAATAACGTAATATATTTAAACAGTATTTATGATGGAATTGATATTAATGGTGTGAATACTAATACATTAAATAAAGAAAATGCATTAGCACTATTAAAGTCTTTACAAGAAAAAATAAAACCTTTTATT